TATGGTTCCTCAAAGTCGTATCACATTGCCTTGAAGCTGGTTCTAAAGTGCTTGGAGGAAAAGCGGAAGGTCCTTGTGGTCCGTGAAGTCTATGACACCATTCGAGAATCTTGCTTTGACCTGTTCTTGGAGATTCTAGGGGACCTGGACCTACTAGAGTACAATTCTAGTAGGAAGCAGACAAACAGGGTAAGATATGGGGTATCCCCCATGCAATTACATTTCCCCAATGGCTCCAAGGTCATATTCAAAGGTATGGATAAACCAGGCAAGCTAAAGTCTATCAATGGTGTGAGTATCGTGTGGCTGGAAGAAGCAAGCGAGATAAAGTATGGTGGTTACAAGGAGCTGAAAGGCCGTCTGAGACACCCCACACTGAGCCTACACTTTATTCTCAGCACTAACCCGGTTGGGACTGAGAATTGGGTGTATCAGCACTTTTTTAAGCGAACGAACGATGACGGCACAGAACACACGATACTCGATGACCAACGATTATACAAGCAACATACCATTGTGAAGAACGGGGTATATTATCACCACTCTGTAGTCAGTGACAACCTCTTTGTCCCTGAGTCCTACGTGAAAACCCTGGACGATATGCAAACCTATGACCCTGATTTGTACAGGGTGGCCCGTCTTGGACAGTTCGGTTTAAATGGTATCAGAGTGTTACCACAATTCCAGGTTGCCCCGTCTCATACTGAGATGATGCGAGCGGTTGACGGCATCCCTTCCCGGTTCAAGTTTACGGGGTTTGACTTTGGCTTTGAAACAAGTTACAATGCTGTAGTAAGGTGCGCTGTTGATGACCGGGAAAAGGTGCTTTACATTTACTGGGAGTACTACAAGAACCATATGACCGATGACCGCACAGCGGATGAATTACTAGAGCTAGGGCTGGACCGTGAACAAATTATTGCGGACTGTGCGGAACCGAAAGCCATACAGTATTACAGGCAACGGGGTTTCCTTATTCGGGGTTGTCATAAGGCGGCAGGTTCTAGGGTATCCAACACCAGGAAAATAAAACGGTTTAGGAAAATTGTCTGTTCCCCTGAGTGCATGAATACCATTCGGGAATTGTCAACATTGACATATGCCAAAGACCAAAAGGACAACCTTAGGTACGATGAATTTAACATAGACCCGCACACATTCTCAGCCCTGTGGTATGCCTTGGACAACTACACAGTAGCAGATGTGAAGGACGAAGCCCGGAATAGTAGAAGGGGAACACAATGAGACTCAAAGCACCTTGTTACAACCACGATACACACACTGATTGCCCGGATAGAGAGGTAGGTTGCCGCTCGACCTGCGAAGCCTGGAAGGGCTTTGAAGCGGCAAAGCGGGTTGAATATGCTGAAACCTTAGACAGGCATGAAAGAGAATCCGATAGGGCAAGGTATCTTATGGGAGTCTCATACAAGATGAAGAAGCGCAGAAATCACAATTACAAATAAGAAATGAGGTATTAGCTTGGGAGTTAAGACAGTCAAAGCGACCATCAACGGTCAAGAAGTCACCCTTACCCTGAACAGTTCTTCCGGGTATTGGGAAGCCACTACTACGGCCCCGTCTACCACGTCTTGGGCACAGACAGACCATAAATACGGGGTGAGCGTTACCGCAACCGACAATGCAGGGAATAGTACCACGGTAGATAGAACTGATGCAACCCTGGGCACAAGTCTACAGCTCCGAGTACTGGAAAAGACTGCACCTACTATCAGCGTCACTTACCCGACTGCAAGCGCATATGTAACCAATTCTAAGCCGACTATCAAGTGGACTGTTACGGACGCTGGTAGTGGTATCGATACCACTACTATCTCTGTCAAGGTTGACAGTGGTACGGCTATTACCAGCGGTATCACCACCACGGCAACGACCAACGGCTACACTTGCCAGTACACTCCCTCTAGTGCCCTGTCTGAGGGTAGCCATACTATCAAGTTCAACGTCTCCGATAATGATGGTAACGCCGCAACTGAGGCAAGTGTGACATTTAAGGTGGATACCGTTCCCCCGTCCCTGTCCTGGACTAGTCCCGCTGACGGTGCCTATCTCAATAGTACTAGTGTCCAGATTGTTGGTACTACCAATGACGCAACCTCTAGCCCGGTCACGCTGACAGTTAAGGTGGGCAGTGGTACGGCAACCACTATTCCCGTCTCCAATGGTGCTTTTGATAGCACTATCACCTGTTCCGAGGGTGCGAATACCGTCACCCTGACTGCGACCGATGCGGCAGGTAAGACCACCACTATCACCCGGACCATCAATGTGGATACTAAGGCTCCCACTATCACTGAGGTCACGCTGACACCTAACCCGGTTGATGCTGGTGCGTCCTATGTCATTAAGGTCAAGGTGACTGACTAACTATGGTTGTTAGACTCTATGGCACAGTCAATACTCAGCTGATAGAGTTTAAGCGCACGGGGGAGGACACTTGGGAAGCTACTATTCCCCGCCTCCCCCGTGGGGTATACTTTGTGTCGCTCACGGCTGAGGATGAGGCGGGGAATCAAGGGCACTATGTGGACCTCATTTTGACCTACGACCCGGTAGGTATGACCTTGCAATGGATTGAGCTTAGTTTCAGGGAGAGACTTGTACCGGGGTATGTGGTGGAGCTTGACAAGGGCTTTACCGAAATACTTTGTAATCGGTTTGTAACTGAGCTGTGCAAGCAAAGCTACACAATAGAGCCACGATAAAGGGGTGATAAACATGGATGCTAAATTCATTTTAGGCGAAGAGAAATACATTTCCTTTGAGGTTATTCCAACCAGAAATGAAGAGTTTGAGATTATACAAGCACGTTGGAAACTGCTAAAGGAAGGGGAAGTTGAAAGCGAGGGGGAAAGCCGAATTGATGACCACATGGTTTCCTCTTTAGTTTGCCCTAAGTACCCTTATAAGTCCTACAGCCTGGTAGTGACCTACCTAGTAGGGAACGAAACCCTATCGGCTCTTATCTCCTTGGAAGTGGTGGAACCGAAATGACTACAATCAAGTTTGAATCTGTTGAAATCCTCCCTAGCAATACAGTGGCAGTGGGGGAACAGTATATCATCCGGGTGAAATGTAAGTACATTCCTGCAATCTTCCGGTTCCCACTTGCTGTCCCCAACCTCCTAGGCATTATCTTTAAGAAGGGAGACGATGATGAATGACTGACTTTGTTGTGACCGGGCTAAAGATACCCTGGAGCCTGGTTTCTAGTGAACTGGAGGGCCTGTATGGGTCCTTGCTTCTCGCTGAATTTAAGGAAATCATAGGGTATTACAATGTTTATGAAAAGGGCGCAGATTTTACCCAAGAGAAGAACAAGGATTTCACGCCGTCTGATTTGCGGTTTAAGGAGTCTCAAAAACTGATTGATAGGGAAGCACGGTTTCTTTTTTCTAAACACCCTGACTTTTGGGTTAGTGTGCCCTATGACAAAGAATCAGAGGACGAAACCACAAAACAGGAGGCTCAGGCACAGACCGCCCTCTTGCAATCCTACATTGACAATGTGTTTGAGGCTACTGGATTATACTCCAAGTTGGTAAAGGCGGCTAAAGATTGCTTCATTGGCAAACGGGTTGCCTATTTTGTCAATTTTGATGAAGTCAATAGAAAGATTATGATTGACTTTGTTCCTAGCCTGGAATTTGTGTTTGACACTGACCCGGCAGATACCTCCAAAATTACAAAGATTACAACCTTTTACACTACCAGAGACAGCCAAAACAAGGCAGAGCAACGGGTTTACAAAAAGAAATATTGGCTCAATGAAAATGACGTGTGCTGGATAAATGAAAGCCTGTACAACGGTTTGGGTGAGCTGGTGGAGGAAATTACCCCTGACAGAGCCACAAAGTTTGTTGGGGTTATCCCCGCTGGTGTTATCATCAATGACGGCCTTACCGGGGACCTTGACGGGTCCAGTGATGTAGCCAAACTGCAAGAGAGTGAGTCTTATTTCTCCCGCATTTCCAACGGTGATATTGACTCTGAGCGGTGCGGTATGAATCCTATACGGTATGCGGTTGATATGAATCCCTCTACCACTCAGGGCCTGAGTATTGCCCCCGGTGCTTTCTGGGACCTTGCATCTGACCCCAACGCCCCGGACGGTGTGACCGGGAGTGTGGGTATGATGGAGACTAGCCTAAGTTACACAAGTGCTGTCAACTCCACCCTGTCCCGTATCCGGTCCGCAATGTACGAGACCCTAGATGTGCCCGATACGAGCGCAGATGCACTAAAGGGTGTTGTGTCCAGCGGTAAGACCCTAAAAGCAATCTATTGGCCCCTGATTGTCCGCTGTGATGAAAAGATGCTTGCTTGGAGACCCGCCCTTAAAAACATCGTGGACCTGTTGATTGAGGGTGCAAAGCTCTACCCGGCTAGTGCGTCCTCTTACACCTCCGAGGCCGTCCCAGATGTGACCTATGAGGTAAAGGTAGACAATCAATACCCCTTGCCCGATGACGAAGCAGA